TTGGGCTCCAATCTTAGCCAGGATCAGGCACGCAAGCTGCTTTCGCAGGCTTTCTTAACTTGAAGGCCAAGTTGATACCGCAGGGAGGAAGCTCAAATGGCTAACTTCGCAATCCCTACCTGCACACACGGATGTTCCGTTCAGCGTGGGTGAGGTGTCGGCGTCGGTTTCAATTAAGAAAGGCATTGGTTGGGGGCATCTAGCGTTCCAGTTGCTGGTCATTTCCGAAAGGCAACGAAACGGTACTTCAAACTCCAATAAAGGATTGAGCTTAAAATTAATACGAGCATATCCTGAATCAGGAACAAAGTTCTTCCCGGGATTGGTTGTAGACTGAGAACCAGCCATAGTAACCATTCGCACAAAAAGATCTTGATCCGCGTCAGTATTATTAATTTCAACTCTAAACTTCATCGAAACACGATTGAAGACAAAGATGCTTGACAAAAAGTCAAAAAGCCCGTTCACATAAAACTGGGCTTGAGTGGCTGAAAGCGGAGTCCACAAAGGTCCGTAAGTTAAATTACTATTGGATCTTCTGGACCACTTGCTCAACAGGTCTCGAACTGTGTACACGTTTCCAGGTTCACGCGGTGTTAAATTGACACTAGTGGTACCTAAAACATCAAAACTCTTACTGAAATCCTCCAGAATCCCTTGTGCAATGAACCCGCGCAAGGGTTTCAACGGGACGGTTTCTTCTTTAAGAGTGTTGGTATACTCGGGACACTGATAGACCAAGTTCCTCACCTCCACGTCCTCCGCCATAGCGGCAAACATGGTGTAAGGAACAGCAAAAAAACCAGAGGATGGTCCTTGTTGGTTGACGACACTAACGCTCAAATAAGGGTAATAAAGATTGTTCGCTAAATCACCAAGATATGGAACGTTTGTTGATCCGCTCTTACCAACAGTTGGAAGCCACGGGTAGGGGTAAAGAAAAGGAATTTTAAATTCTATTTCAGTGGGACCCCTTACCGTGACGATCCTCGTAGGAGCGTTATTTAGATAAACGCTTGCAGGAGCTGTTAAGCTCCAAGAAAGAGTCAGGGCAAGCCTGGTCGTCACAAGAGGTGATCCTGTGAAACAAAGCTTGATCTTGACTGAACCCCTCCAGTACATAAACATAAGGGAGAGGTAAGAAGCATAAGTACCATACGTAGCACTAGCTGCAGAATTTTCCAACAAACACTTGGTTTGATAAACATCTGTCAAACTTGTAAATTGACTAGATGTGACCAGACTTGGTATTTGCATTAACTGATTTATTGTAACATCAGCTAATTGTGGTCCAAACATTCCGCTGGCAGGTTTAAACGAATGGCTTTCAGCTCCAAGGAAGATAGAGTCAGGAATAAACTTGGGTTGATTCCAGTCCCCGTACACAAGGTTTTTGATCGATGTTGGGACAACAGATTCTTGTCCTTTTATCACTTCACCTTCTGTTGTAACTGGTCTCCCTCTAGAACCAGACGACTCCTTACAAACGTTACTAACTAAACTACCTAAGATAGTACTAGCTAATGGCGCTGAAGATTTCATTGCTGAACTAAGAACCTCACCTGCTGCGCAAGCAAGGTTAACATAAGATTGAGCAACGAACCCCGCCATCTTAGGGTTAACATAACGAGCATACACCGAATAATCCAACGATACAGTTCCGCCACCAACAGCGAACAAATTTGTCAAGGCCCACAAACAAACATTTGACAAATAATATGTTGATTCAGTGTGTTGAAGAAAATCCTGGGTAGCTTCATAAGGGACGTGATAAACAAGCTCGGAACTCTCGCTGACATGTATGTACTGCATGTTGCATTGCGAAAGCTGATACTTGTTCATTACAGAATAATTTGAAGCAGTTAAAAAAGGTTGCCAAGAAAGCGCCACCATGCCATAAGTTTGTGGGTCTACAGTGAAAACGAAACGGACTTCGATTCCATCGTAACGCATATATCTAAACAAATTTAGCACGGAGGCAGGCATCTTAGCATACAACAATTGATGCAAATCAAAAGTTGGAGCCCCAGAATTAGCAAGAGTCCCAGTGGAAATAAGGTACTCTCGGCTCATTATATTTATTGGAGTTTGGTCCTCATAAGGGTCGAGGACCGAAGGCTTGTAAACTCGAGTTGTTGAATCAACACGATCCTCTTCAAGTGCGAAGTCCATCATGTTGGTTTTCTCAATTCGGGTACTCTCCAGGTCAGCCAATTGGTCATGTTCTTTATTGGTTTCGGTAATCCCTTGTTAACATGTACCGTGCAAAAGTCGGATTGGGCTTTTACACGAATGATAGGCCAGCCAGACCTAAGCTTCTATCGAGCAGAACACTGATTGGCAGTCAGTGCTATCACGCAAGATTCAGTGTAACGCCACTGGATGCGCCCTAAAATTCGGGAACAGGTTAAACCACCGGTCATGGCTCAGGAACTCCCTGAACGAGTTAAGCAGTTTATGACTTACTTAGGTCAGTGAGCAGTTTAAGACTTGCTCAGGTCGACTTTCCTGTAGGGTCAGAAAGTGTGGGCGAATTCGTTCATCCAATAATCAAATGAACGAACTACAAACCCCTCACTACCGACCTCGCGACAACGTGTTTCCACTTCTCGAGTCACTTGCTCGTACACCCCACGTCCATGGTGAATGAGCTCTCGACAAGCAGTGTCGATATTAACTTGGAGTTGCTGCTCCTCGGTAACACCTTTATCTTTCATTGCCTTCTTAACCCTACGGTTCCAGTGTAACATACCATAAATAGAAGTCAGCTCCAAAGGAGCCCACCAATATCCATCTCTGAACACGAAACGGCGTGATAAGAACACAATGTCTTCTTCTGCAAGAAAATCATCATCATGAGCTTTCTTGGAAGGATTCGTGAATATCATGTCAAAGCATCGAAGCCAACAACCTAAGGTCCGGTTGTTAAACCAACTCTTAACACGATCTGAAACAGATCCAATGTTATCATCTCCATACACTCCATAAGCAACATGATCTCGCATGCGCAAAGAAGGGTCCGGACAGTTCATAGTCCAGAACAGACTAAACAAACAATGATTAACAAAGGAATTGTAAACAGAGGTGAACCAATTACCAGACGAGTTACTATGACATCTTTGATGCAAGTACCTTCCTCGTATAATAAAAGGATTCACACACGACTGAACAATACAATGAAAGCTTTCCCACGTAGAAAAATATTCAGTTTTCCTCCGGTGTTTGCTAATAGTCTGCCACATTAACCTGGCAAAGTACTCAACAAACCAGCATTTCAAGGTCATGTCATAACATGAAAAATCCCCACCTATCTTATTAGGATGTTGGAGGACGTACATAGCAAAAATTGCCCAGTCAAAACTGTGGCAATTAATGCCCACCATGGAAAAACCACGATGAAAGCGGCTTTTAGCATGTTCTATCCACGCTAAACAAGCCATGCGACAAGCACATATAATAGCCAATGGTCCCATGTCGAACAAACGAGACGCTCCTGCTTTAACCTTGTCAATTGGTCTGAGTTCATCTTTAAGCTGACTCATCCCAACGTAGGCTGGTGCTTTACCCTTATTACAAGTTCGAACAACTTCCAAGATGTCCTCCTCAAGTCGAGGGGACACCCATCGCTGCTCAACGTTCATAAGTTGTTTGCGCTTGATACCCTCAAGCACATAAGGAAAACCAGGAGACTTGGAGTCTTTGAGGCTGTCGAAGCCCTTTTCAGGGTTCCCGATAACTCCATCAACTAAAGTGCAGTCCTTGTACTCGAACTCACTCATGTCTGCAAACTCTTCAATCAAAGGCCAAGAATCTTGCATGGCCTTATCAAACCAGGCGGGCTTGCCGCTATGAGCAATGACATATTTGTTGGCCGCCTTGTTCAGCGGACTAATAACAACGCCTTCGTCATTTTTAAAAGGTTTGAGAGCAGCAGGTGCCATATCATACTGACCACCTATAGGTGCCAACATTTCCGTTCCATCTTTATTCAGGACCTCACCAAAAATTGTCGGGTGAAAGGTGGTCTCAGTAACAATATGAGCACTTTTTGTGAGCTCAGCAATAGGTCGAGCTCCGGGAATAATGCGAGTCGAGCAGCTCCCAACAGCAAAATAACGTTTTATTTGCTTATAGGAAACCCAACTCTGAGCCAGTGACACAAAATCCTCCTTGTAAATAGGACAGTAAATTCCAGATCCTTTACCACTGTACTTAGAGCCTATATGCAGACCCTCCACGAAAGTATCATTCGCGGAGGTAGACACAGACATGTAAGGAGTCATGCAGTCACCAGAAGTTCCTGGTGATCCTTCAACTATAGCAAAGTCTTCAATTTCTACTTCATAGTCCTTGAAAACATTACCAGTTTTGAGTCTCACGCTTTGAGCGTAAGCAGGTGTTGTCATTGTCGTATTAATGACATCACCTTTCACATCCGAAGCGATACGCGAAACACAAGGTCTCGGGTTCTTCTCAGCTTTGGATCGAATGTACTTTATTAAAGATTTGCAATTATGAGCTGCCTTCTTTAATAAAGTGACGAGAACTAGGTCTCGAGGAATCTCACTTTCAGAGAAATCAGTAATCGAAAACTCATGTGAGTTGACAGTCCAGCCGCTAACATCCTTAACATTGTTAACAATAAAGATTGATGTTATCAGCCTATCAGTCAGAGTGTGTCTAGGAACAAAGAAGTTACGATCATCCACAAAAAAGCACTTCGTGTGCTCACAACTTCCATCAGAGAACATCAGCTTACACACGAGAGTGTTTCGAGCCACCAAATTCATCATTGATAGCCTTTCCTGAGCTGAACCAACTGACTGAGCAGTGATCATGAGTTTGTCATGAGTAGACTTCTTTATCCAGTCATTGATAGTTGCTTCATTCAAAGACTCAGCTTTAACTTTGGGGGCATTGCTCTCTCCAAAGCATTTATTGTAAGCAAAGACAACAAGCTTAATCACACTCATAGTGAAGAAGAATCCAGATAAGGTGAGTAAACTCACTGTAGCAATAGACATAGTCAAGTTAAACCAGTTCTTACTACACAAGAAGTCATACCCAGCTCTCAGTTTCATACGAGCAGCATAAAAAGTATCAATGGTCAAAGCTTCAAATCGAACACGCTCAGGATCAAAATTACGGATAGTTCGCACTGTTACAGCAGGTCGACACGAATAGGCATTCATGAATGGGAAATACGTACATATGTCCTCACTCAACATAATCTTCTCAGTGCCTTCATACTTGACTTTCCAGTAATTTCTAAGAAAACTTCCAGTGTTCATAACATCATATTCATTCCTATCAAAATGTTGGTCAAAGCCAGCTGCATAGATACTCGATGGTCGGGCCTCAATGTCCTTCAAGGCCAATATACGCACCAAATCTGCAACGGTTTCAGCATCAAGCTTATCTTCAGATTGCAAAAGTTCTATTGTGCAGTGTTTGAGAGCACCCAGCACAATCTCATTAGTAAGATCTCCCTCCATAATGTTTTTGGTTACAAGACCCAGAACAGTTCTAAAAGACTTGCTATTCAGGGACCGAGTAGCATGAATCCTCTCTATCGAAGATAGACCCGTGGTGAACTCACCAAATTTGAGAGATTTCTCCACGAGGTACGTGTAAAACACAAGGAAACCAAAATGTTTGGAGAACACGCTGTCTTCTTTAAAACTCTCCGTAGCGCTATTTCTCAAGCCCCAAAAGTTCGCAACCCAATGCGAATCATCAATCAACGACTCACTCTCAAGTTGTCTGCGTTTACTCTCAATCTCAACAATAGCAGCACACTCAGGATGCTTGCAAGTCAAGATCGGGTTTTTGGGCAACCACCAATGAGTCCAGTCCCTGTTTGTAATAGAAATGAACTGTGAGGCTCCACAGTCCAACTTCTTAATAGGTGACCTATCTAAATTACCAATGGAAACGAGGTAATCAACAATTTTCGGGTCCAACTCCGTTTGCTTTCTGCGAATCTCCATAGCATGTTCCAAAGTCTTATCATGAACAGGCTTTGGCCCAAACCAATATTTCCACCATGATTGACCTATTATCTTATCATTCATGGTAATTTCCTCCGTAGAACTGGAAGAATCATCTGGCTTAGGGGCCTTTGACAAATGAGTGACTAAATCGTTGCTAATTGGCAGTCCAGGACCATCCCAATCAATCTTTGTCGCAAAATCATTAGGAGTCATATTGAGTCTGTTTTTGATAAGAGCATCAATAACAATTCTCGCCAAGTCTGAAAATTTAAGTTTATCACCAACCTTAACTCCAAGGAAAGACCTCGGAGATTTCTTCGGGAGGTCCACAACTGTAAGTTCCCAACACTTGTCTATCTCGGAAGGGTGCAAATCACTTCCGTCAAGTTTTTCAAGTAAAGTCACTTCTAACGGAATGTGCATCCTTCGAGTCAGAGCACCAATGTCTTCAATATTAAAAGGGTCCCTCCAATTGTAATTTGAGGTTATGAAAACAAGTTCAGAGTTAAAATAAGTAGTACCCTTATTCTCAAGTTTTGCCATATTCAAATTCAAAGGTGAAGGCCCCACCATATGAATAATATCAACAGCCTCCTCAGCTCGTTTGTCTTTATCATTGACCTGAAATAGATCGTCGATAACAACAGCAAATTGTTTTTCATAACCATCCCAGTACTCTGTGCCTTTCGGCTTGGTCCACATTTGGGACTTATTATAAGGCATAAGAAACTTAGGATCATCAGGGAATTGCTTCCTCATCGCGGCGTAAACTTTACTGGTAAGAAGCTCACACAACAACGATTTTCCTTGTTCAGGTTTGCCTTGCAAAAGAACTACTATAGCTTCGTTCTTCCGTTCAGTTTTCGCCAAATGGGAATTCGCGGTGTCACGAATGTTTTTCATGGCATTTATGTTGTCACGGTAAAAGTTCCTCGTGGCAACATTGAGATCAGAAACGGCCAACGCGCGAAAATATATACCATAGGCTTTATGATAAGTCATGATAATATCTTGACACAAGTTAGTGTCCTGCGCCATCCTTTCCATAATATCAGGGCTCTCGATAAGACTGTTCATCTTAGCGAGATGTTGCTTAAATTCATCCATGTGTTGCATTTCGAGAAACACATGCTCACCGGTCAAAGCATAACCGATGATATCAACGACCTTTTTAAGATTTGTTATAAGAGTCTTGGCCATATCGCCCATGCTTTTGCATGAGTTCAACATAGCATTAATCTTTGGCCATTGCACATCTTTCACATTTGCAAACATGGAGATAACAACTTCCATGATAGGAGTGAAAACATCTGCAAAGCCTTGAGCAACAATCTTATTCGCTTCCTCAGCTTTTTCGAGGACGTCAACAAGCGAGTTGATTCTTATAGAATCAAAAGAACCTTTACAAGCACCATACAATCCGGTTGCTAAAGTCATTAAATTCTTTGCAGTTTTGTAAAACAAACAAAAAACTAAGGCTACAATAACAATCTTCAAAAAGGTGCTATTCATAAGACCTTCCAGCATAGAGCACAAAGAACCAACTTTGGCCATAACTACTGAATAGTCTTTCATTGTTGTAGCATCAGGCAAAATACTTTCAATTTTCTTCAAGAGCTCAGGTACGCCCTTGATATCATCAAAAAGACCTTGTGCCACAATAGGGTCATTAAAATAACGACCCGGACCGTGTTCGAAAAGTTCGTTGCCCAAAATCTCACAATTCTGCGCATACATATCCAAGAGACCCACGTAGTCAAACTTACCCAACGTGAGAACAGAACTCTTCATGATATGTCGCAAATTGCGAACATCAGGACTACGTACAAAACCTACAGATAAAAATGCTAAATCAACTCTGTGACAGAGCCAATTATCAGTTGCACTCATAGGTTCTCCTTTACAACACGCCATCAACTTATCAAGAGGAAGATCTTTCTTCCTTTTAGCTTGGTACAAATTGACCCATCGGCTTTGACCGACCATGGCAGGCCAGAGCTTTCTCTCAAAGTTATTGATATAGCTCAACCAACCATACTTCTTCATTTTAAAGAAGAAGTCTGCCAACGCACCAGTTGGATGCGTTCTGAAAGAGTGTTCACCCAAAGTAAGTCTGGGTCTATAACTCTCTTTGATAGCTTGAAAGAAGTGTACTTCTTCGATCGACTTAATGAAGCTGCACAATGAACATTTTAAAGGTTCATCACACGTGCTCCACGTCCTAGCAAAAAGATTATAACACTCCTCTGTGACTCCTTGTCTATGAGTCTTAGTGTGTTTTCTATTCCGAGGCTCTTTCATACGAACCTCATAGGAATAATCACCCTTTCTGCTCCTACAACTCACTATCTCAGGGTAGTAAAGTTTGTCCTTCTTCTTGTAAAACGAAGAACAAGTAGGGCATCCAGGCTTCTGCAATATAGAAGTGATCAATGAATTTATCAAGTCGATGCCTCCGAACTTATGTTCAAGTTCTTTAACAACAACGATAATTCCCTCCACATTAACGCAATTTGCGCAATTGGGGTTGTACTCAACTTCTAAAAAGTCGTAAAGACAAAGAGATGCCTTTTCGAACTCATGAAAATTCAAAACTTTTCCTTCAGAGATCTCTTTACAGATATGAGTTTTGAACTTTTGCACGAAATCAATGATCAATTTCGCAATATAAGTCCTGTCGTACACAGGCCTCTTCGAAACAAAGTCACGCTCACCACGCCCACTTTGCTCGGAAATGTTGTTTTCTAACGAGAATAGAATTTGCTCACCCATGATTGTCGGTTGCGTCCGCTTAACGTATTACTAACGCGATTGATTCCACCTAAATTGTGGCCTGTAATACGCCGAGACAAGAGATGGTGTCCAAAGGGTCCTGATCGTCTCGATTGACTTTTACAGCTCGACCCCAGCTTGCGCCAGAGTGATTGATATCAAGAGTACCAGTGGTCTCAAGTCTTCGTGTTTGGCTTTCGTAAGAAAAGAGTATAAACGGTAGTCTAAGAAGGGTTCGTTGTCTCAGAATACGTCTGAGTGCGATAGTGGTAGATACACCCCTTGGGAATATCCAAAGCACCACAACTACTGATCGCTCATTTACTACGGAATAAGTCCCCCCTATCTACTTGCCAATTTTCGGGCAAATCCCATGGCCCTCATGCCGAATAGTTAACGAAATGTTAACGTGCATGAGTATGACGGGAAAGTGGGCAGTACACGCACCCCCACTCCTTAGCTCTAGCATGATCGCATCAAGCTTGGTGGATTTCTCCATGTTGGATGGGATCCAACAATACTGTACAAAGAGTCGCTAAGTGCTAGCAACAATAACAAGGACAGTTTCGAATGTGATTAGACTCACAAACAAGTCACTCAACAGAGCTTGGTCAGATGAGATCTGACATTACTGGTCACTTCTGCCCAACGGTATAGAAATCCTAGGCCTCTCACAGGCCTCCTTCAAGTCAGGCATATATACAAAGACACTCAGGTTCGAGTGTTGTGAGATAAACTATAATATAATGAACAGTTTCGTGTGAAAATCAGGGTCACACATAACCCACGCTCAAAAGAGCTTGGTGTAAAAAGTAAGGTTAGCACAGTTAAATCAATTAACCTCCTACTAATCACGTTATTAATAACGCTACATTCAGATTTTAATTGACAACTAGGGTGCCTCCCTAGCC